TGCGGCACTTGCCAGTGACACGGGCTAGCATATCGTCGCCTAACACCATCGCTACTACAGTTTGCGGTTTCAATTCGATCATAGAAGCATGCAGAATGCACAAATTCCACCAGGTGTTGCGGAACGTTGTATCCGTCGCACCTGTGGGCAGTTGGTTGTGAAGCTTTGCTGTAATGCCATGCTTGGAATTTTTGACTTTGAAAGTGTTTGTCCTCATGTGGAGACGAACAAACCACTCCGGGCATCCCAAGACACGCATAAGCGCAACTTCAATCAACTGGACATCTGCACACTGAAACTTGTCATTCGAACTAAAATCGCATTCAATCCAAAAATCATTGTCAGTTTTCCTTTCAAGATGATGAGTGTACTCGCATGGGGTTTTGCGGTAACTGGTGTGGTATTGGTACTTGCCCTTCATGCCTTCAAGGCAATGATCCAAGCGTCTCATGAGCTCATTAAAGATGGGCCCAGAAATTGCATTGTAGACGTCGGTTCCCTTGAAAATGACACGAGGGGCCCAATTTGGCTTGTGTGTTACTAAAAGCGCCTCAACTTTGACAAAAATGTCCTTGTTTGTGTAATCCTGAAGAGTCACATTGCACAAATCGTTGATCGCTCTGTTCATCCTAGCTTGCTTTTCAGTACCAAATTTTGCCAACCAAGCCTTGTAAAGACTGTCCGTCCATTCGAACGGTAGTAAAGGCTTGGGGCAAACAATTTTCGTCAGCTCCTGTGCTGCGTGAATAATCTTCGGAGTCGCTCTTCCGGCATTAAAGTAATTGCATCGTTTCCTGAAGGCTGCCACAGTATTGTGCCAGCCGTTATCAGGAACGACAGGATGCAAGTGGCGTAGTAGCGGGCCACATTGCACAGCCTTCTCGCGGCTTACCTGCACAGTGCGAGGCAACCGCATCCGCGTGCCCTTGATGGGCGCGATCAGCGGATTAGCGATCTGATGATAATCAGCAGTGCTTTCGACATACTGGTAGCGACCTGGCCCTCGGAGCATCATGCACTGA